AACGAGAAGCTTAAGGCTGACAATGCCCAGCTCGAATCATTGTGGGCGTCACCTTTTAAAAACTTATCGATGATTGAAGAGCCTGTAAAGAAACAGAAAAGGAGACAAGCATGAACCTTCCCGAAACAAAACCACGGGTGACGATCATCTCGCAACTCTGCACTAGGCAGGGCAAGACGGACATAGGGAAGCCTTATGTGGTCTACCTCAGTGATGGCCGCTGGTGGCTACAGCAAGAGCAATCACTCTGGCCCGATCGTGAGCTCACCTTCCTCGAGATGTGGACACTACTCAAAGGTGAGAACCATTACAACCTGACGAGACAGGGCACCGCCATGCGGATCGATAAGCGCTGGGAAACCCTGCACAGCAAGGCCGAGTTCGACAACATCGACAAGTGGGATGAGACCGGCAACCTCATGAAGGAAGTCAAAGAGACGCTCGAGCGACTCATGAAAGAACTGGAGCTCATGAAATGACAGCAAAGGAATGCGCCCTTAAATATCTGGCAATGGGTCTCTCGGTTATTGCAATCGCACCCAACGGAAGCAAAGGCCCGGCAACCGTGGTCGGGTCATGGCTTCCCTTCATGACGGGAGCGAGGGCAACCCAGCAGCAAGTCGATGCGTGGTGGCCAGAAGGAACGAGGAACGGTGTCGCTATTGTTGGCGGGATCTTGTCCAACGATCTCGCTGTCATCGACATCGAGACGGGTGACGCGTACGCCCAGTACCGCCAAGACTGCCAGCAAGAAGGCTTGCTCTACGCTTTGGATTCGTGCCCAATTGTTGTCACCCCGAATGGCGGGCGACACATCTATTGCTTTGGTGTTCAGCGTAAGAACCTAAAGCTAGCCAAGTCTACCGAGGGCAAGACACTCATCGAGATCAAGGGATCGAATGGTTATGTCCTGGCACCGGGCTCGACGGAGGAGTGCCACCCGACTGGGCTTCTCTACCGCTGGGAAAACAATTCGCTCTTGGATCTACCTGCACCCGCTCTGCCTGTGGACTCGGACGACTTTGATCTGATGGTAACCGTGGCGGTGTTACAAAATGTAGGAAAGTTTCCAGAGAAGTTTACACTTCCGATACAAGCTGGCGAAATCAGAGACAACCGCAAGAGGCCCGGCGATGATTACAACGAGCGAGCCGACTGGGCAACGATACTGCAAGGCGCTGGCTGGGAGATCTCCCGCATCGGTCAGGACAAAATCTACTGGCGCAGGGCTGGTAAGGATGATGGCATCTCAGGCACGACCGGGCACTGCCGCACTGATGGCTCGGGCGATATGCTCTATGTGTTCTCATCGAACGCTGCACCCTTTCAAGAGGCGAAGGCCTATTCAAAGTTTGCTGCCTACACCTTGTTATCCCACGACGGCAACTTCACCGCAGCAACCCGATCTCTTGCGGGTGCAGGGTTCGGCGAACCTGAAGTGGAGTTGAACTTCTTGCATAAGGCGAAGGCGCCCATCGAAGCGACTATCGTGGAGGCAACCCCAGACCCAGCAACCGGGCGAAGGTTTAAGTGGGGCCGTGAGATCAAGGCCGCAAACATCGACGGGGTCTGGCACTGGCACGGGTATGTTCGCCCTGGTTGCGTGACCATGCTTTCCGCATTGTGGAAGGCTGGCAAGACAACACTCATCTCGCAGCTTCTTCGTGCGTGGGAAACTGAGGAAAGCTTTCTCGGGCAGAAGATAGCCAAGACCCGAGCGCTCTATATCAGCGAAGAAAACGATTCAACATGGGAACCAAGGGCCAAGAATTACGGGCTCAACATCAACGATCATCACGGGTGGATCATGCAACCGTTCTCAGGAACGCCGAGCATGGCACAGTGGCAAACCTTTCTGGGTGAGTGCAAGGCAGACATGGTGGAGCACGGGTTTGATTGTCTAGTTGTAGACACCCTCTCTTCGGTCTGGCCGGTTAAGGACGAGAACTCAGCCAGTGAAGTGGGGGCAGCATTTCAAGCCCTCAAGTACTTTGCCAAGGATGGCAAGCATAGCGTCTTGGTTGTTCATCACATGAGGAAAAGCCAAGGCGCTGATTTTACAGCGGCCCGAGGTTCTGGCGCAGGGTCTGCGGCAGCGGATTTGCTAATGGAGTTCTTTAGAGAGGAGGCTGGTTTTGGTCAGCGGTCAAAAACGAAACGCGTAATAAAAGGTTCCGGGAGATTTAATGAAGTCACCCCGGACGAGATGATCATCGACTTTGTCGAGGGTGATCTGGTTTGCCTCGGAGCGAAGGATGAACTCGACCACGAATCGAGAAAGAAATCCATCATCGAGGTACTGAGCGAGGGCGAGTTTATGACACTCGAACAAGTTCAGATCGCATCAGGTCAACGGCGAGAGACGGTGATCAAGCAACTCGAGGAACTCGTGCGGGGTGGCGAAGTCGAAACCACGGGCGCAGGTACTCGGGGCAGTAAAAAGAAATTCAGAAAAGTTACTATCCAACAACCGATTCAGAAAAATCTAGGAGATTTCAATGGCGATGGTCAAAGTTTGTGATTCAACGGATCAGTTCAGCGTGCCTACCGGCACCTTCACCGCTAAACTTTTGGGCTACAAAGAGATGCAACCCTCTGCAAAGTTCCCCGACTCAGGCACTAGCTACGCTTGGGAGTTTGAAATTATCGAGGGCTTGCACGCTCGCAAGACAACAAGCCGGTGGACACCTACCAAGCTAACGATGAGCAACAACTTCGGCAAGCTCATCAGGGAGATGCTCGGCAGGCCACTTATCAACGGTGAAGATATCGACCCAGATACTTTCATCAACAAGAAGTTCACGATCACCGTGGGGCCAAGCGCGGACGGGCTGAAGACGAAGGTCATCATGTGCGCACCGCTCACCGCTTCCCCAGCGATGGCACCTCCTCCTCCTCCCGGAGCTCCAGTAGCGAAGCCCGCTCCAGTGATCGCGGCACCCGTGGCAGAAGACAAAGCCAAGAAGGTTTTCGTCAGTCGTGATGGCGTGGAGCAGGGAACCTTCTGGGACTATGACCTCGCTTACGCGGAACTCGGCAATCCAACTTGGGCGAACGCTGTGGTCTATGACACGGCGAAGAAGTCGTATGTACCAGCAAGGGATTATCTCTTGCCGTTTTAGTCAGTGACCACCTCTGCGCCTGGCATTGTGTCGGGCGCATTCTTAAAAAGCTTATGAAAGGTTAAACTTCTGTGAACTACGCTTTAACACCAATCGAAACTGTTTATAAAGGTTACAAATTCAGGTCAAGGCTCGAGGCCCGCTGGGCAGTATTCTTTGAGGAGATGGGGCTTGATTGGTCTTACGAGGTAGAAGGGTTCAACCTTCCTAGTGGTGCAAGGTATCTCCCAGATTTCTTAGTTAAGGGGCACAAAAACGGGTGGGATTATTATTACGAAATAAAGCCGAAAGGGACTGATCCATGTAGGAAAGTTGAAGAGCTTAAATCCGTTCTTAGGTGCAATCAAAGCAGGGAAACAAGTTGGACTATGTCTTTTGGAACCTCTTCTATAGGTCAACAAATCCGTCAGCTTAATGGCGACCCAGTCGATTGCGTTACTGGAATTTGCCCTCGATGCAAACTAATAAATAGCGTTGAATTTCTTAACTTCCGTGGCGAGCTTAACGACTATTTCATGTGTGATAACTGTGATGAATCTAAAGGCTTCTATGATCATTTTGTTGAGATAGACGAATGTGAAATAGGTGGGGTGTATTACGACTTGGTTTGGAGTAAGGGAGCGATAAGGACACAACTCGGCTACCCCGGCCAATGGCTAACACCGCTTTATATTATGACCAACGAGGCTTGCCTTGCGGCCCGCCAAGCTCGATTCGACGGAAGGTCGGGTGGTAACACGATCATCCAGTACGGATGATCACGAAGCTGGTTTCGTGATCATGAACAAACGACCACCTAAAACACAGCGCATGAAGCGGCCCTTCAGTGCGCTGTTTCCTTTAACACTAGATAACTTAGGAGATATAGATAATGGAAGAAAGTAAGATACCTTATTCAGTTCCCCCTATAGTCATAGGAATTACGGAACTGATTCAGTACCCAAGAAGAAAGACTCGTAAACTCGTCTTTGATATACTAAGAGTCTCTTTAACTCTTAGTTATATAAGCACTTATGTATTTAGTTCCTTGATTCCTCTCTCTATAGAGGGAACTGGAATCCAATCATGAGTAACCTATGCCGACAGTGCGGGAAGTCGATCGCCCTCGGTGGCTATGGCGTTGGTGGCAGCGGTAAGCTCTGCCGCTATTGCGCCACCCGCGCCACCGGATTGACCGCAACCGCCTTGCGCGCGGCCCACGGGGCACGCATCAAGGGAAACAACTATCGGTTGAGGATTCGCACCTTGAAAGCGAAGATCGCAAAATACGAGCAGATGGAGGCCTCTATGCACACCAAGCTCCGTGAACGCATCGCGTTCCTCGAAGATCAAATCGCAACGATGCTCGATGACAAAGCAACCTACGAGCGGGAGATGGCAAAACATGGAGACAAATAGCCAGGACATTCTCGCCCAGGTTGATGGGATCATCTCGGAGCGCGGCCTCCAGTACGGTGACCCGAGCGAGAGCTTCTGCCAGATTGCTGAGATCTGGACAACGCTCTTGCGTAGCCAACTCGCACCGGGTCAGCGGCTCAGTGCGAGCGATGTGGGTTTACTCATGGCCTCGCTTAAGATCGTCAGGCAGAGCAACACCCACAAACGGGATAACCTCGTTGACGCGATCGGATACTTAACCATCGTGTCACGACTGGAGGAACGACCATGAGCATGATCAAGACGATCACCGAGTACTTCGCCGGGTTGCCTGCCCGCTCACCGAGATGGTCAGCGGTGCGAGGTGCACACCTCAAACGCAACCCGACCTGCGCTGCGTGCGGCACTAAGGACAAGCTCGAGGTGCACCATATTCACCCGTTCCATCTTTTCCAAAATCTCGAGCTCGAGCCCTCGAACCTTCTGACCTTATGCGAGACGGGTGGCAACTGCCACATCATGCTCGGACACTTGAAGAACTGGAAGAGCTACAACCTCGGTGTAAGGAAAGATGCGGAGGTTTTATTACAGAAAATAAAAGCCAGACCGTGAGGCTCGAGGTTCCGATACCACCAAGCACGAACCAACTCTTCCGCGCCTCGGGTCGGCGTGGCAAGTTTTATAAAGCCCGCTGTTATATGGCGTGGCTTGCCGAGGTTGCGATCCTCATACCTCGAGGCAAGGCCCTTGAAGGGCTGGCAGAGATCAACATCGAGATACACGGTGGCGAAGGTTGGACTCATCGCAGGGATCTCGACAACACGAACAAAGCGGTCATCGATATGTTGGTGAACAAGGGTTACCTTCATGATGACAATACCAAATATGTGAGACGCATCACCACTTCCTATCACCCCCCAACCCAAGCTAAAGTGCGAGCGATTTGCGTTGTTATTGTTAGACGCACACAATGTTGAATAGTTTTTTTAGGAGACCGCATTTGGCAAAGCCAAAACAGCGTTGGTCTTGTGGGACTATAACCGATCGTGTTCATGAACTCCGAGTGAGCTTTCCGAAATCGGGAAGCCGCTTCCGATTTCTAGCACTGACCGACCTCCATTGGGACTCAGCGCACTGCGATCGAGCCTTCTTGAAAAAGCATTTGGATTATGCACTCGCAGAGAACGCCCCCGTCGTAATCGTGGGCGATCTCTTCGATGTGATGCAGGGAAAATATGACCCGAGATCAGACCCGAAGACGCTGAGACCCGAGCACCGTGGGAGCAATTACTTTGATTTGATCAGCAGCACAGCGCTCGAATGGTTCAAGCCTTATGCAAGCATCCTTGCACTAATTACACCGGGTAATCATGAAGCCTCAATCATCAAGAGAAACGAGATCGACCTGATTGATAGACTCACCCACTCACTGAGAACGCAACACAACAGCCCCGTTATCTACGGTGAGGACTGGTGCTACCTCCTACAAAAAAACGATAGAACAACAGGCAAGGCCGATGTGCGAACCAAGCGCATCTTTCTACACCACGGCTATGGTGGCGGCGGCGAATCAGGCCGAGGCATTCCCCAGCACCAAGCAACCCGCTCGCAATGGCAGGCTGATGTGTTCATCTCTGGCCACATTCACAGACGCAACACAGATCACAATGTCATCACCAGCGTCAGCGGTAAAGGGAACATAGAGACTACTGATCAATGGTTCGTTCGCTGCGGATCTTACAAACAAGAATTAGACTGCGGGTGGCACATCTCCCGAGGTGCCGCAGCTCGGCCTTTAGGCGGGTGGTGGATCACGACCGAGATGACTAGGTCGAACTCGCACACCGAGTACAACACCTTCCCGGAGCAGCCATGAGATCGCACAAGCCACCACGACATGAGGTCAGGTTTCACGATGCGCCTGGGTGCCGAGCACCTAGGCTCTCGCCTTCTCGTCGTGGCTACGGTCATTCATGGCAGCAACTCAGGAAGCTTGCCTTCGCTCGCTCGCCTTTGTGTGTGCGATGCGCAGCGCCTGCAACTGATGTTGACCATATCACCGCTAAAAGCCACGGCGGCACCGACTCCTTGGATAACCTCCAGACCCTATGTCATAAGTGCCACGCATTGAAAACATGGCACGAAGACAAGGTCGGCGGTGGTTTCGTCAAGCTTTCAGCGAGGCCTCAAAAATGACCATTTTTGGAGCAAAAAAGGGGAGGGGGGTCTTTTTTGTTCTAGGAGGGGTCAAAGTACCTCGCGTGATAAGCGTGGACAAAGATTCACGATTTTGGGCATAGTACCCTACTTTTCAGGAGAATAGATGAAGATTCGAGATCGAATAAAAGAATTGAGACGAGTGAAAGCTTCGGAGTTAATTCCGAACCCGAAGAACTGGCGCACGCATCCGGTCGCTCAACAGGATGCGCTTAAGGGCATTCTTGCCGAGGTCGGTTTCGCAGGGGCAGTGCTGGTTCGGGAGCTTGATGATGGCTCGCTTATGTTGATCGATGGGCACATGAGAGCAGAGACAACACACGACCAGGAGATTCCGGTGCTCATACTCGATGTCGATGAAGCCGAGAGCGATAAACTTCTTGCTACCTTTGACCCGATCGCAGCGATGGCCGAGAGTGACGCGCACGCCCTCGATGCGCTCCTAAGAAATGTAGACACCGGAAGCGAAGCACTATCAAAGATGCTGGCTGAACTTGCCGACGGCGCGGGGCTTTACCAAGACAAAGAAGTCGTCGAGGATGAAGTGCCCGAGCCACCCGTTGACCCGATCACAAAGGCGGGCGACCTTTGGATTCTCGGAGATCATCGGGTGCTGTGCGGTGACTCAACGAAGGCCGAGGATGTTACGAGGTTGATGGCAGGGGTGAAGGCAGACTTACTCCTGACAGACCCGCCTTACGGCATTGACTACGGTCGTGCTGGCGGTTTTTCTGCTTCACACGGCTGGGGAAAGTGGCGGGAGAATGTAGAGTGGGACAAAGAGCGACCTTCACTCGAAACGATTGAGGCGGCTATATCGAATGCTGAAGAGTCGATTATTTGGGGAGGCAATTATTTTACCGACTACCTTCCACCAAGTATGGGTTGGCTTATATGGGATAAAGGGCAGAGAAATTTTTCGCTCGCTGATTGCGAAATGGCGTGGAGGTCAGTGCGAAAAGCCGCTAGGGTTCTTACATACTCAAGAGCTAAGGCGTTACAAGATGGGAAGCAACACCCAACGCAGAAACCAATTGCTCTGATGGCGTGGTGTATTGAACAAGCCAACACCCCCCAAACAATCTACGACCCCTTCCTCGGCTCTGGCACCACCCTCATCGCCGCAGAACAACTCGGGCGCAAGTGTTACGGCATGGAAATCAGCCCTGCCTATAGCGATGTGATCGTTCAGCGGTGGGAAAAGCTCACCGGGAAGACGGCAACGCTGGAGGTGAAAAATGGTTAAGGGAAGAAAGCCAACCCCGACGAACATCCTCAAGCTCCGTGGATCGTGGCGAGCGAAGACACGACCGAACGAGCCGAGCCCGGAGGTGACGAAGATCGAAGCCCCCGAGTTCCTCGGGCCTCGGGAGCGGGAAGTATTCGACAAGATGGCGGCAAAGCTATTCGAGCTAGGCGTGCTCACCGAAATTGATGCGGGAGCGCTCACCCGCTACGCAACGATTCTGGTGCGATGGATGGATGCTGCCCGGCAGATGGCCGAGGGCGTTGCAACGCACATCGCCATCAAGGATGATGAAGGTAAAGTCAAGAGCTTTATGCCTACACCTCCCTACATGGTTTTCAATAAGTCGTGCGAGCAACTCATGAAACTTGAAAGCGAGTTTGGGTTAACCCCCGCAGCAAGGCCGAGGCTCCAAAGCACCAACGGCGGCAAAGATGGCATCATCGACATCATGAGGGCGATCCAATAACAACCCGAGCGCCAAGGAAAAAGAAGACTGCACCCGCCAAAGATCACCCGATCGTTCGGTTCTTTGGTGACCACCTACGCCATACAAAGGGCGAGTGGGCGGGCACGGGTTTCGTTCTGGCTGAATGGCAACGACAGTTCCTCAATGAATTGTTCGGGACAGTTCGCAAGGATGGCCTGCGCCAGTACCGCACCGCCTATTTAGAAGTGCCACGCAAGAACGGCAAGAGCACACTCGCAGCGGGCATCGCCTTGTTTCTTCTCTGCCTTGATCGTGAAGAGGGTGCAGAAATCTACAGCGCAGCATCCGACAAAGATCAAGCCTCGATCGTGTTCGACCAAGCCTGCCAGATGATTGAAGAGAACCCAAACCTCGCTTCAATGCTCCGCATCTACCGCAACAAAACCATCGAACATAAAGCCTCGAACTCGTTCTACAGATCCCTTTCCTCGGATGCCTTCACCAAACACGGGCTCAATGCTCATGGAGTCATCGTGGATGAAGTCCACGCTCAACCAAACCGAGAGCTTTGGGATGTTCTAACGACCAGCACCGGGGCCCGAAGGCAACCGTTAACGCTCGCACTCACGACCGCAGGGCACGATCGCCAGAGTCTGTGCTGGGAGCTTCGCCAGTATGCAGAGGGCGTGAACGATAAGCTCATTCATGACCCGACTTTCTACTCTAAAATCTACACCAGCACAGGCGACTGGAAGTCTGAATCAACTTGGAAACAAGCCAACCCCAACTATGGCGTGACCGTGAAAGAGGATTACTTCGTGAAGGCGGTTGCAGAAGCCAGCGCCAACCCTTCCCGAGAGAACGCCTTCAGAAGATTACACTTGAACCAGTGGACATCGCAGGAGACGAGATGGATCTCGCTCGAGCGTTGGGATGCGTGCTCCCGCGATCTCCCTGACCTTTCCGGTCGAATGTGTTTCGGTGGTCTTGATCTTTCATCAACCCTCGACTTAACGGCATTCGTGCTTCTCTTCCCGCCTATCGAACCCAATGAACCCTACTGGATCGTGCCGACCTTCTTCGCACCTGCGGACGCAGCGAGAGAACGAGAGCGCAACAACAAGCACAGGCTTGATGACTGGGAACGCCAAGGCCTGATCGTGACTACGCCTGGGCGATCGCTCGACTACCGTGCGGTGGTTGCGGTCATTGATGGCCTAGCACGAAAGTACAACATCCAAGAGATCGCCGTTGATCGCTGGAACATCAACCAGATCAGTAAGGATCTCGAAACGCTGGGCAAGAATAACGGCAGGCCCGATTGGCTTGTTGGCTTCGGGCAGGGCTTCGCAGCGATGACCGCACCGAGTAAAGAACTTGAGGTCTTGGTGCTCTCTGAGAAGATCGCACACGATGGCAACCCGGTGCTCCGTTGGATGTTCTCGAATGTGCAGGTGGAGAGAGACAATGCAGGCAACATCAAGATGCACAAAGGCCGAGCGGTCGAGAAAATCGATGGCATCGTGGCGACGATTATGGCACTCGGACGGGCGCAGGTCAGCAGCTTAAACGCAACCAACATATACGACACCCAAGGAATAACACTACTATGATCGAACGCATAAAAGGCTTTATCTCTCGGGCGCTTTCCCTATCGGGTGGCAACCTAAAAGACCCTCGATTGAACGAGCTCTTCGGTGGTTCTTCAACTGACTCGGGCGTCAGCGTCACACCCGATACTGCCCTTACATACTCTGCCGTGTATGCTGCGGTCAGGTGCATTGCCGAGTCGGTTTCCTCGCTTCCGCTCAATTACTACGAACGCCTGCCGGGTGGTGGCAAGGCACACGCAAAAGCGAACCCGCTGCACACGCTCCTTCATGATGAACCTAATCCCGAGATGAGCTCGCTGCAATGGCGTGAAGCCTCGATGGCGCACTTGCTTCTTCATGGAAATTCTTACTCTGAAATCGTGCGTGACCTCGAGGGGAATGTGGTCGAGCTCTGGCCCATTGACCCTACTATGGTAACGCCCAGGCGCACCGACTCGGGTGAGCTTTACTACGAACTCAACCGGGGAAAGTCTTTCATCACCGCTGGCAATATGTTGCACATCCCCGGTCTATCATTCGATGGCATCTCAGGCATCAGCGTGATCGGGTTGGCACGCCAGTCGATCGGGTTATCAATGGCAATTGAAAGCTTCGGTGCTGGCTACTTTGGGCGTGGAGCTCGGCCCGGTGGCGTGTTGACTTTCCCTGGGCAACTCTCACCCGAAGCACGGCAGAACCTTCGCAGATCGTTTGAGGAACTTCACGCCGGTGGTGCGAACAGTCACAGGGTCGCTTTGCTCGAGGCGGGCCTTAAGTGGGAAGCGATAGGCGTGCCTCCTGACGATTCGCAGTTCTTGCAATCAAGAGAGTTTCAGATCATCGAGATCGCCCGCTGGTTCAACCTGCCACCCAACAAACTCAAGGATCTTTCCAAGACTTCGTACAACTCCCTCGAACAGATGGAAATCTCGTTTGTCGTGGATACGCTTCGCCCTTGGCTAGTTCGTTGGGAGCAGCAGCTTAACCGCAAAATTATCAGGCCGAAAGACAAAGGCACTTTCTTTTTCGAGTTTAATGTCGATGGGAAATTGCGGGGCGAGATCGCTGCCCGTTACCAGTCGTACTCGGTCGCTCGCAACTGGGGCTGGCTCTCGGTGAACGAGATCCGAGAAAAAGAAAACATGAACCCGATCGAGGGTGGCGATGTCTATATGCAGCCAATGAATATGCAATCGATCAACACCGCACCCACGGCAGCGCCTGCAACCGATCCGAGTTTGGTGGCAGTGCCCACACCCGAGACCCAAGACCCGACAGCGATCGCAGCACCCGCAGCAGCAGCGGGGGCAGATGTCGCAAGCACCGCATTGAACGGCGCACAGATCACCAGTCTTGTTGACTTGGTTACTCAGGTAGGCATGAAGCTTATCCCGATCGCATCGGCCAAGGCGATCGCAATCGCATCATTCCCGTTCCTCTCGCAAGCGGTGGTCGATCAAATCTTCAACGGGCTTGACAGCGTGCCCGCACCAGTGGCACCTGTGGCACCCACACCCGCTCGCTCTCATGAGTCGATCATCTTGCGCCTGCTTGACGATGCAGGTGAACGCCTTCAAAATGTGGAGTGTTCAGCCGTGAAGAGGTTTGCCAACAAACCAGCAGAGTTCTTAACCAAGCTCGATCACTTCTGTGCCGAGCATCGGGCCCGCGTCGTGTCCGCCTACTCACCAGTCTTGGAAGCGTTTGGCCTGACCACCGATCTCGATGGTCATGTGCAAAGGCACCTCGACCAGTTCCGCTCAACTTGGTTGGACTTCAGCGGATCAGTGACCGCAGCGAAACTTGCCGAAGCGGTTTCGCTTAAGATTCAAAACATGAAAGGGGTCAAAGATGAAAACTAATACGATTGAACGCAGGTTCTCTACCGAACTCCGAGTTGATGTCGCAGCGCAGAAGATCATCGGCTATGCAGCCAAGTATGATCTCTCGAGCGAAGACCTTGGCGGCTTCCGAGAGTTCGTTCGCCCAGGCGCATTCACCCGCTCCCTCGACAGCAACCCCGATGTGCGGGCCTTGATCGATCACAATCCTAGTCTCATCCTCGGGCGCACGGTCTCGGGCACCCTAAGACTTGAGAGCGATGCGACAGGGCTCAAGGTTACCATCGACCCGCCTGACACCCAGTATGCTGCCGACTTGATGGCGGTCATGTCTCGGGGTGATGTCTCGCAGATGAGCTTCGCCTTTACCACCTCCGAGGATGCGTGGGACTTGGTTGATGGCAAACGGGTGCGCAGTCTTCTCGCCGTGGAGCTCCACGATGTGAGTGTGGTGACCTACCCCGCCTACCCGGACACCAGTGTTGCTGTGAGGTCGCTATCGATCTACACCCAGGACGCCATCCGGTCAGCGCAACGCCTGCGGGAGCTTCGCCTCCGGGGTGATCGGTAGTCCAGCAACATGAACTAAGGACTCGCCTTAGTTCACGCAAACGCCTTTCCGTGGACTAGGGTGGGGGAATTCCTCCACCCCCTCCTTTTTTTTTGGCACGATTGTTGACGGATCGCAGATCCGTGGTTTAATCGATTATCGAAATCAGTGCAGTCTTTACGCACAGATCCCGTACTCAGGGGCCTGTGCGTTTTTTTATGTCTCTCACCGAGACTGATGCACTGCCCTAATACCGCAAATATTAGGAAGAAATCCAATGACCGAAATTGAAACCCTGCGCAACCAGCGCACCGCAAAACTTGCCGAAGCCCGTGCGATTCACGCTCACGGCACCACCGAAAAACGAGAACTAACACCCGAAGAAGCTACCGCTTTTGAAGCCTTGGTTTCTCAGGTTGATGA